CTATCTTGTTACCAGCGCCGATCAGCTCCCCGAGCTTGGTCAATAGCACGCCCAGGTACTTTTCACCCGCGATCTCCAGGAACTTTTCGCCGATTTTGCCGAGCGCTCCCACAACCAGGCTGCCGATGTCTTCCCAGATCGAGCGGTGCTGTTCTTTGAGTTGTTCTAGCTGCCCGCCCGGTCCGATAATGTCCTCTTTGAACGCCTCGTAGTCGGCTTTCTGTTTCGCCAGCTCTGTCTCCAGATCCGTGGTGGTGTTCGCATAGGTCTGCTTGATGTCCTGGCGATTCTGTTCGTGCTTGCCGAGCGCATCGACCGTGAACTGATCCAGATCCGTACGGCGATCGGTGAGCGATTGCTCTAGCGCCGCGCGGTCGGTGTCCACCTGGATCTGATAGTCCGCAACGGCCTTGTCCATTTGCGCTTTGTTGTCGGCGACATAGGTTTCGTAGTCCTGCGTGCGGCGCGCCAGCGCAAGCTGCTGGTCGGCGATTTCCTGTTGCTGCTGGGCCTGGTGTTTGGCGGTGGTTTCATCGCGCTGCTTTTGGATGCCCTGCTCGTATTCCTGCTGATCCCGCTGCTTGCGGTCGAGCGACGTTTGCAGATCCTGTTCCTCTTCCCTCTGCTTCTGCTGCTGCCGCTGTACGAAGGTCTGCAGATCGCGATTTTGATCGGTGATGTACTGCTGTAGATCCTCCTCCCGGCGCTTCAGGGATGTAGCTAGGTCGTCTTCCTCATCGGAATACACGCCCCCGTTTTTCTCCCGCAGCTTCTGAATCTTCTTCGCCGTGTCTTGGGCGAAGCGCTGGTAATCAGTCGTACGATCGCGAATGTTGTCACTAACGTCCTGCGTCTCATCGGCGATGTTGTCGGCCGAGTCTTCGCGAAGCCGCGCGAGTTTGGTAGCTGCATCCTGTACGAAGTCTTCGTATGCCTGGCGGCGGTCGTCCAGGTTGCTCTCTAAATCCTCCAGCTCGCCGGCCAGCTCATCGGCGTGCTTGGTTTTAATTTCTTCAATGGCATTGCCGACGTCCTCGCTATAGCGCTGGTAGTCCGCCGTGCGGTCGGCCAGCTCGCGCTTGAGGTCACCCGTGGTTTCGGCGAGCTTGCCCGCGGCCTCCTGTTCGGCCTTTGCCATCAGCTCGGGAATACTGGCCGCGTAATCGTCGAACTCCTTTTTCTTGTCCGCGATCGCGTTCGCGAAGGCCTCGTCTTCCTTCGCCAGAGAATCCTCGTAGTCCTGCGCTGCTTTCTGCTGTTTCGCGGCGTTGTCCGAAAGAAACTGATCGTACTCCTGGCTGCGTTCGGCGAGAGACTTTTGCAGGTCCGCGGCCTGCTCATCGAGCTGCTTATTGATATCCGAACCGCCGAATACGCGCTCGATCACGCTGCCGATAAATTGCTGGATCGTCTGCCCGATCGACTTCGCCCACTCCTGCCAGATAGTCTTAGTCTTCTGTGTGTGCTTGGCGGTCTTCTGCTCCATCTGATCAAGCGTCTTCTTCAGCGCCTCGATCTCTGCTTGATCGGCCGCGCTCCAGATTTCGCCGGCTGCCAGTGCCGCCTCTTTCTCCTTCTCTAACCAGATGAGTCGCGCCTGCGTGAGCTGATACAGACTGGCCTTGCCTTCCGCCTCTAACGTGTCGTATGCCGCTTTCGCATCATCGGCTTCAGACCGGAACACGTCGGCCGCTTTCAGCCCTAGCTTCTTCAGAGCCTCGTAGGTGGCGTCTACCTGTGGTTTCAGCGTTGCGTTGGCTGACGCCAGGTCGTTGATCCTCTGAGTCAGTTGCTCGACAGCCGGCGTCACCAGGCTATTGATCGAGGTCGCCATGTTAGCGGCTGCGATCATGGCGTCAAGCTGTGCCTGGCGCTGCTCCTCCAACTTCTTTTTGTGCTCGTCTGCTTTCTGGTTCCAGTCGTCGATGCTCTGGATCCAGCGGTAGTATTCAGACGGGATTACTGCCATCGCCTTCTCGTGGGCGATTTCCTTTTTGCCTAGCTCCTCGGTTTCTTTCGCCAGCTTCGCCGCTGCGGCGGCCGCGGCCTCGCGTGCGGCTTTGACATTTTTAGAGCCATCGGCTAGCGCTTTTTCCGCATCAGTCACCGCTTGCGTTGCAGCTACCACATCCGCATGCTTGAGAATGCCCTGCTTTTCTAGTGCGATCCATTCTTCGAGGATTCGCTTTCGATCCTTCACGTTCTGTTGCAGTTGGGCAATCGTTTGAACCCCGAGAGTCTTGGCCTGCTCAGCGGCTTTTTTCTCTTCTGCGGTCCGCTTATCCTGAAGATCCGACGCTACCTGCATTGCTCCGGCAATGATGTCGGTCGCCTTTACGGCTTCTGTAGCTGCCTTACCAAAGTGCGTTGCAGCCGCTTTCGCCATGTCATCCCAGGACTGCTTGATCTTCTCTACGGCCGGAGGGATGCGCTCTGCTGCCTGCTCCGCAGCGTCGGCGAGCTTGCCGTGCTCTTGACTAGAGAGTTCCAACTGAGCTGATAGATTCTTTAAATCCCCATCGAAATCACTCAGCGTAGAACCCACGCCCGGTATAAATGCCGTCACCTTGGCGAGAATGCCGATAAGCCCCTCGAATGCATCCACTACGAAGGCCAGCGCACCGGTAATGACCGACATGACCCGATCCCAGTTGTTGGATACCCAGACGCCGAATGCCACCAATGCCGCCGCTGCAACCCCGATAGCCGCCGCCCAACCAACTAGCGCACCGACCGAAACGGTGATCCCAAGCCCGAGAGCACCAAGCGCCGGCCCGATCGCCGCAATGCCGACAGCGAGCTGGCCGACCACCAGAAGCAGCGGCCCGATGGCAGCCGCAACGGCAGCCAAACCCACCGCGAATGCCTTGACAGGTTCAGGCAGAGTGACGAACAACTCTGCCACATCCGCCACGAGCCCCAGTAGAGGAGTCATCACCTTCACGATCGTCTGGAGCATCGGTGTGAGCGCCTCGCCGATCGGTATCAGCGCCTGAGTAATCTTGTCTTTGAAGTTTGACCACTGCCCAGTCAGGGTCTTATTGAGCGCCTCCATCGACCCGCCGAACTTTTGGTTCATTCCCTCCAAAATCGCAGGAATCGCCGTGCTCGCACTGATTGCGCCCTTTTCTGCAAGCTTCATCGCTTCGGGAATGGACGTGCCGATCTTGTCGGCCAAAAGCTGCCACGCGGGTATGCCGCGCTCAGCAAGCTGATTCATCTCCTGTGCGGAGACTTTGCCCTTTGCCGACATCTGTCCGAGCGCCAACGTAATGCCGTCGATTACCTCCTTTCCGCCGCCCATCGCTGAGGCGGCATTACCGATCGCAGTCAACCACGGGATTACCTGCTGTGCCGAGACTCCGAGCGCCTGCATGCGTTTGGCGGCATCGACTAATTCCGGAAATTCAAACGGCGTAGTCGCTGCAAATTTTTGAAGATCCTTCAGCATCTTGTCGGCAGCCTGAGCGCTGCCGAGCATCGTCGCAAAGCTGACTCTCGCCTGGTTGAGCTGTTCCGATACCTTCACGGCCGCCGCGCCTACGCCCACCAAAGGCGCGGTAACTGCCACTGTGAGCGCAGTGCCGATCTTACTGAACGATTCCCCGACAGTGGCCAGCCCCTCAAACTTCTGCTTCTGCTGCTCCACCATCTGACCGACGTCATTGGTAAACTTCTGGAGTTGTTGCAACGCTTCATCGACGTTGGCAACGATGGCAATCCAGAGCGTTCCAAGACTCAGCCCGCTACCGCTTACCGCACCCATACATCAGTCTTTCTTCGTTCGCTTGTCCCGAATCGGCACTCCGAGCATCCGAAAGCGCTGTATTACTTCTTCACCAGTGAGCGGCCGGCGAGCTGTAGGCGCTTCCTGCTTGCGCCGCATGAGTTCCCGGCTGTTGGTCATCCATCGTTCCGGCTCATAGCGCCGGGCCTTACTATTCACGGCCGAAAGCATGGCCACAATACGAGCCCCGTACAGATCGGCCAGCATCTCGCGGCGCCGATAGGCATTACTCAGGTAGGAGATTTCGGCAATCGTCAGGCAGCGGAATTCACTGGCTGTAATACCGCAGGTGTTTCGGAGGAAGGCCCAGAGCTTGGCCCAGTCGTGGATAGTGACTTCTCTTCGTCCACGTTCACCTGCGGCTTTGGAGGGTGGCTCGGTTCCCCCTGCGGCATCCCAGCCTGGACCGCAGCCGCTATCGCCGGCAGCACGGGCATCAAGCTCCGCATGTCCAGCAGGTTCGTGACATCCTCTAGCGTCATTGCCGGCTGCACCTCCAGCAGCCCGGCCCATAGAAGATCCCGCACCAATTCAAAAAGGCTTCCTAGACCCGCACCGCTTGGGGTTTGCGTCAGGTTGCCGCTACCGAGATTCCGGAGCGCTGAGCCTTCGACATCGAGGCGAGATAGATCGGTGAAAATGTCGCGCTTGAATTCCTTCAAATACCGCATAAAGGCCAGCCCGCGATAGCGGATCACCAGGTTTTTGCCGTACAGCCGGAGGGGAACGGACACATCAAGAATGCTGTTCTCTTCGGTCATGCCATCACCAGCTCCCGCTCTTCTGCCTGCGGGCTCTCACGGCGCCGGCGAGTTTCCTCCCGCAGCCGATTCAGCCTGGCGCGCTCCGCCTCTAGCGCCTGTTCCATCTTGGTCAGCTCAGGTTCTGTGACCTGGTTGGCTTCGACCGTCGTCGGCAGAGTATCCACCAGATCAATCGGACTCGAAAGCCGGATCGTCGGTTGGATCTGCTGCGGATCATCGGGGTTTAGAGCACCGTAGGAGAAATCCCTGATAAAGCCGGTAAACACGCCGTACTCGAAACCGCCCGTAGCCGAGCTGTTATATTTGATTGCCCAATCACGCGTCGCGCCGGACCCGAATAGACCAAGCCAGCCATCGGCTGTGTCTCCCTGATCGGCCATCGCCGGATCGAACATGACGGTGATTTGGCACTCTCCCGGATCCTTAAACCCTTGAATATAATCCCTGTAATCCCCTGCATCCAAAGTAGTTACGTCTACCTCGTCTGCGGTCACATCGATGTTGCCGATTTCTCCGACCTGGCCGAATGGTTTCCAAGTCGGTGTTGCGCCTACAGTCTTGACAAGGATCTGCGCACCCTTGCCGGTAAATTTGGCCATAAAGCTACTCCTTTCAAATGTGTGTGAGAATTAAGTCAAATGCTGGATGTATCGACAGTCGTTCTTAGCTTTGTCGGCGCCGTGATCGGCGGCGGCATCGCGGGCTTCTTTGCCCATCGGATCGGCTACGCGCAGGGAATGCGCCATGCTCGCGAAGCGTACGAACAGATGATTTCCGGAGTGATCACCAACGTTCCACACGGCCAAGTTCCCGTCATTCGACTCCCACACGGCGCCGTCCCCACAACTAAACTGGAACCCGGTTCAGTCATTCTGAACCGCATTGCCAAAGGCGCGGTGATCAACTATCGTGTGCCTGATGGCTCTATCAAGCCGGACTAAACGTCTCTACTCGAAACCGCAGAATCCCGTGCCGTGTCACGCCGTCTGGCTCTCGTAGCGTCTGCCCGTACTCCCAAACCGTATCCACCCATTGAAAGCCCGTCCCGGTGAATTTCTTGCGATCGAGCGTGTCTTTGGCGATCGTCATCAGATCCTGGCATTGCTTCATGCCCGGCTCGCGGCTCCACACGTGGACGGTCACGGCCATATCGACCGCCTGTTCGCGAAGCAAATCGGTTTGCCCGGCGATGAATTCGCCGATCGTGAGATAAGGAAACTCCTGATTCGGACCTGCGTTGTCGAGCACCGCAACTGGAGCCATAGCCGGTACTAGCGCATCGTAAATCGCCTTCTGTACATCACTCAGCGGTAGCACGGCGAAATGTCATTCTTGCGGCGGCGGGACGGCGGAATCGCGCTCTTTCGCCGCCGCCTCAAACTCGGGAAGGCTCCAGCCCGTCACGATGCTATAGCCGTGTCTGGCATAGCGATGGAACTCGCTCCATTCCGCTACCGTGTGCACCCGCTTTTCGGTGCAGGCCGAACACGGATTTACAGCTTCTCCCATCTTCCACCCATCAGCGCTCGCATCCAGAACCGCCGCCATGCGTTCGGCCGACCGAACCGAAGAACCCAATTATGTGCATGTGCCCGCACAGCATGCGCACGGATTTCTCCAGGGGCAATAAGAAAGCTGCTCGCTTTGGTAAGGTCCGGATCTGGATCGTCCAGCGTGCGAAACGGATCATTGACCGGTGGCTTCGGTGGCGGTGGCCACTTTTTAGGCATTGGCGGAAATCCCTCTTTATCCTTCATTTACCCCACCAACAGCTTGCCGAGTGCGGACATCGTGTACTTGCGAATGCGATCGACATGACTACGCATCCCCACCAGGTACGCGGGATACAGGAACGGCCGTTCTGGTGTGCCACGTTCAGAGATCGCACGCGCGATCGGATAAGCCGCTTCCTCGGGAATCCCCTTGCGCCGGCACCAGGCCCGGATAGGTTCGAGCGGCGGGAAGTGCGGCGACGTGCCGAACTCGATAAACGGCGCGTACTTGGCCGTCGATCCCACCGAAACGCTCAGGCCTTTGGCGGAAGTGCGAATCTCAATCGAATCGTAGAGGGCGCCAGTGTCGAACGCATCCAGTTGCTGGATGTTGTTCCGCGCCTCGTCGCGAATCTCTCGCGCCGTTTCCTGATTCGCCGCATCGACCCACTCGGGGAAGTTGCGCCGGAGATAAGTCAAGTTGGACTTGATTTTCTCTTGTCCGGTAATCTTCACGCTAAAGATTCGGGATGCCATCGAACGCCCTCAATTCCCGCAGCAATTCCTCCGAGAGCGGCGTATCCAACTGATCCGCCTTCAGCATATCCCAAAGGTCCCGGTTGACCGGCACGCCGCAATACCGCACAAAATCTTTGCTTCCCGCGATCACCTGGAACGATCCATCCAAGTGCAAGTTCGGGTGACCGTGAAAATATTCGCGCAGCGTCATGCCGACTCCATTCGCCCTTTGCGCTCCGCGCGATCCGCCCGCACTGCGTCCATGAACTCGGAAAGGCACACAGCACAGTAGTATGGCGCATCATAGAACGGGCGGACCGCGAACCACACCCTGTGATTGCAGCGAGTAAAGCGAACCGCGTACCCTATCCCATCGGCATCGTCTTCGATCGAGATCGGGCGTTGCTCCTTCAACAAGGTGAGATCCGGCTTCATTGCTGCCCCAGCTCCCGCCGTTCGCAGGTAAGCACCAGCCACACGTCGCGCGAATCGACGTTGCGCACGAACACGATGTTCAGATAGCGGTTCCTCCACATGACTTGATATGCCGTCGTGATCCCTACCTGATAGCGGATGGTCACTTCGTAACGGACGCGATCGCCGAGCTGATCGCTCGACCAGACCTGAGTGCCCGAGGGTTCGAGCACGCTCGCCGGCAGATCGGCTACCAGACCAGGCGGCACTGTCTCGTAGGACCCGCCCTGTCCGTCCGGTACCAACACCGGCAGAAACAGCGCGATCCATTCCCGTAGTTCGCTTGCAGTGGCGCTCGCCGGCCGGTATGCCATCAGTTTCGTATCGAGTCAAGAAACACGCGACTGGTAAGCTGCTCCGCTTCGCACTTGCGAAATACAGGTTCAGCCTCTTCCATCGTCTCGAATCCCGTGGCTCGATCCTCGATAGTGATATCCGTTGACTTGCAGATGCCACAGCGAAATTCTAGTCCCACCCGTGTCATGCGTGCCTGAAGGTCAACAGCCCGCTCGGGCTTGGTTAAGCCGTCTTCAGAGAGATAGAGCGCCGCACAGAGGCAATGCCGTTCTGGACATAAGACTTGGACAATTCGGACCATCTGGGACTCACCTTTATCCGATCAACCCTGCTGCACGCGCTTGCTCTTCAGTGCATCCGGCTTTCTGGCAAATCAACATCGTGGTGGTCTGCTTCTGCCAATCACACAGCACCATCGAGCACTGATGAATCAGCTCGACCAAACTTCGCGCGTGCAGCATCACTTCGATCCGGTCGCCTGATCGCGGATTGAGTGTCAGGCGAAAACAATGAAACTCGCTCGCGTCCGTGATCTCGACCTGAAATGGAGGACTTCCGCTCATAGTCCGATTATGCATCACCCGCTCAGCTCTATCTGGTACGGCCGCCAGCAGTCGTACACACCGTCCGGGAGGCCGTTCTTCGCGGCATTCGAGTTCCGATTTTCGGGCGGCCGTTCCCCTGCCCGGCTCTCGTACAGAGTCGTAGCGTACTGCAAGATCCCCTCGCGAATCAGCGCCGGCACGTCGTCCCTGGCATCCCCATAGCCCGACACCCACCGCACCGTCACCGGCGCAAAGATCGGCACGTTGAGCGTAATCACGTTCCACGTCAGCGTGTAGCCGGTAATCACATCACCGCCCGAGGCGACTTCCTCGACCTGCTGCACTACGCCGCGCGGTAGAACTAAAAGCGGCGCACTGGCGCGATTGAGGTAATCCGGCACGAAGATCGCGACCAGTGTCTGTGTGATGAAGGAACGACGACAGAACTGCTGGCCGCGTTCGGTCGCCGCCTCCATCTCGCGGTCGATCAGGCCCGGCTGCGTGCCTAGCGTGATGCCGTTCAGCCGCGCCTGATCGATGAACTCATCCTTGGTAATCGGCAGTTCCACAGGCGGTGTGACCACTTGCAAACTGAGAAAATTCATAGCGGACCGCTCCGACGTGCAAAATCCCCGTCCAGTTCCTTCTGCATTTCCTCTGTACGATAGTTCCGGAATTCGCCAATCACCCGTGCTGCTCTCTCAGGATCAAGCTGGACTTGCTCCATCATGAACCGGAATAGGAAGGATTCCGTCCGGGCCGATGTAGCAGCCTCGACCAGCCCTAAGGCCAGATGCTGGGCGTCTAAAGGGTCAAGCTGAGCCTCGTAATCCGCCAAGCGCACAACGACCTTGCCGCCGTTATCAGTCAGGATCGTCTCGACCTCAAATGCTCCGGCTGGTGCGGCAGCGATCGCAGCCACCAACGCCCTTACCGCTTCGATGAAACGCTTGTCAAGTTCCGGATCGTTCGGGCGCCAGTCCCGGAAGAATTTCTGGAGTGCCTCGTTATAGCGTGGCTGTGCCATTCAACCCTTCACTGCTTCTTGTTCTCGGGCGCCTGCGTGATCGCCTTGTTCTGGGGAGTGCGGGCGGGCTTCCGCTTCTTCGCCGCCCGCTCCTGCTTCGGTTTCTTTTTCTCCTCGTTCATACCGTTCTACGGCGCTGCCGGAACTACGCCCTTTTCTAGGGCGCCCGGCTGATAGAGTACCAGCACCACACGCTCCTCGATCAGGATCGTGATCAAATTCTTAATGAAATCGTCCTCGTTTTGGGTGGCGAGCTGCACATGCACGTCCTCGCGATCGAGCAATTGCGTGTTGCCTTGAAAGGCGCCGACCAGGAAATTGCTGGCCGCCATATTCGCGGTCTGGACGACGCGCGTGCCCCATACCCGTGGATTCGGCTGGTAGTCCATCGGGTTGGCAAACAAGTAATTGCCCTGCGAGTTTTTGAGCATGGCGACATTTCCCCAGTCGCTCGGATTCACTACCGTGCCATCGGGCATGTAGCCTTTCGCCGCCAGATCGAACACCGCCTTACCGATCGCGTCCACCAGATTACTGCCGGCCGGAGGCGCCGGCGCCGCGGCTGCAACCGGCATCATGCCCTGAAGATTCGGCGCTGTGCCGTTGCCGTTGAGCAACTGGCTGTCTTCGACCACCTGCACACCCCATACGCCGTTGTTCTCGATTTGCGAGACGAGAAACGGCATGTCGTCTAAAGTCTGCCAGCTTGTCTTGAACCACGTCGCAAGCGTGCGCACCACGCCCGTCTTAATGGTGAAGACTTTCTGCGATTCCGGCTTCGCCGCGCCGGGCGCCACGGGCGCCGCGGCATTGGTCCAGGACGTTTCTTCGACGTACTCGACCGAGCCCGCGCTCGTACGGCCGGGCGGAATCAGAGTGCGAACACCGATCGGCGGCCGCGGCAACAAACCCATTTCGGATAAGCGCTGTGGCCATTGCTCGCTGAGGCTAATCGCCGTTTGTTTGATCCCCAGCCTGGCAAGCCACAGCGGCCCCTTCACGGACACGGTTACATTGAGGCGTCCACCACGCTGCTTGATGGCCGTCTGAAATCCCGGATCATCGACCACCTGTTGACCGATGGACTTCGGCGGTTCCATCTCAGCCTGGCGGCGGTTGAGCTTGGCTTCCAGATCATCAATGCGCTTGACGGCCTTTTCCTGCACTTGCGTATGCAGCTCTGCATAGTCATCAGTGAGCTTTTGCAGTTTGGTAAAGGTTTCGCTTTGCCCCTGGCCGAGCTTCTGGTATTCGACTTCGAGCTTCGTGTAGGTGGTTTTAAATTCACCGAGCAGACCCTGCAATTTCTGCATGTCGTCGGTTTCTAAGAGTGTCGGCATATGATTCCTTCTAAATCACGAACAGTTTTGAACATGCGCAAATCTTCGGTGATTGCGCGGAGTGTGAGCCCCTTCGCCTCCCGCTCCAGGGTGGAAAGGTTCGCGTCCCGCTCCCCTTTACAAACAGAGATCATCAGCCGCGCTTCGTCGCCGGTAAAGCCGGCCTCGCGCAACAGGCCCTCGACCTGGCGCACGCTCTCCAGGCCCTTCACGCGGGCGATCCGCGCCCGCGGATTAGCAGGAACCGCGGCTACAGAAAACTCGTGGACAGTAAGCGCCGTCAGGTTGCGCACGCCGGTTTCGCTGTTGAGATCAGCCCCGCCCTCGCGAATGCTGTACCCGATCGAGAGGCCCAGCGGCTGCTTCAGCCTGGCGGCGTGCCGCGCGATCGCGTACGCGTTGCGCCCCTCGTCAGAATCCGGCGTGAACTCCCCGGTGACAAACAGCCCGTGCGCATCTTCGGTAGCGCCAGTGGAGAATCCCACAATCCGCGACGTGATATGCCCCATCAGGATCGGCCACCGTCCGCTGCTCTCGGCGATCGAGTCAGCGAACGCGCCGCGGCGGATGCGGTCGCCCTGCAAATCGACGTTGCCGAAGACGGCGGCATGTCCGCTAAATGATCCGTCGTCAGAGTCGATCTCTTTGAGATCGAACAACGGGACATACTTGACCTCACTCTTTTGCTCGCCGACGTCCGCTTGAAGTCGATCGAACAGCGGCCCATCGGTCGAAGCATCGTACTCCCAATCCTTCAGCTCGGATGGCTCTTTGCCGGCATCCCGGATGTGCTTCGCCAGATGCGCATAGATGCCCTTGCGATCGCTGTCGGGAATGTTCGCGCCGCCCCGACCGCCATTCAGCACGGCGATCCCCGCGCTGGCCGCGCGAGTATTGGCCGCCCCTACTTTGCCATCCCCGCTGACCATGTGATGGGGAAACTTATAGGCGCTCTTGGTTTCCTGATCGCCGTCCGGATCAACCCAGGCGAACATGGAGCGGTAGTAGCTCCGGCTACCGTCATTTCTGAGCCTGGCCACGTTCGCCGGACCGTCCCATGCTGCGTCAGTGGTCCCTGTCGAATGCGATCCGATTGCTGGCATAACAGTTACCTCCGTGCTATCATATAGATACGCCGGTCACTAACCGGCAGGAGAATTCCTTTGACCACCAAAGAACTGAATGACATCGTTGCGCAAAACAGCTTGGCGATTGCGGAAAACACCAGATCCATCGCACAGCTTGTGCAAAATAGCCTGATCCTGCATGAGTCAATCAAAGCCCTCGAAAATACCGCTCTGGCACATGATGCCCAGATTGACGAACTGATCGAAAGCGGTAAAAGGCGCGACGAAGCCATCACCAATCTCGAAAAACAATGGCAGGCATACCTGAATCGTCTGCCGCAGAATTGATCTCTGCCGTGCGCTTCTCCGCGTAAGCAGAGCGTGGGGTTAGTAACCTCCGGGGGATTACGTAAGATCCCCGTACCCCCCTCATTGTGGTTTCCGCCCCGGATCTTCAAATCCGAAGGCCGTCTGAAGTTCGTCCGCGGTCATCGGCTCCTCGCGCACTACCTCGTCGGTGTCCGATCGAATAATGCGTTTCATGCCGGCTTTCGGCGTGGCGTACAGCACGTAGCACGCGACCTCGCGGATTTCGTATCCGTCTGCGTACCGCGTGGCCAAATCCCGCAACAGGTTGGCGTTCGTCTTGATCTGTGCCGCAAACGTGCTCGCGCTCGCTGCCTTGGCGTTTTCCAGCTCCACCTGATGCCGGACCGCTTCCGCCAGATCGGTCCCGAGCTGCCGGATCTCCGCCGCAGTCAGCGTAACCTTGAGCGATTCGGTAACCCGCTTACCCTCACCCTTTTTAGCCATAAGCTCACACCTCGATCTGTTCGTGCTGCAACTGGATCAGGTCCATCGAACAGCGGCAATTGATGGTCTGCTCGGGCGCCGCCCCTAGTTCGGTGTCGCCGGGGTACATCAGGCGATCCTCGCCAATGACGAAGTAGTGACGCATCTCGGCACGCACGCCGTGCAGCTCTAGATGCTGGTCGCACGTGCGCGTGGGATGCCGCGGCGCCGTCCAGATTTTGTGTAGTGGCTGGTGGCTCGCTAGCGCCGCCATGAACGCTCCATAGTACGCGGCAGAATGAACCTCAGTCCGGGCGATGGTTTCCGAGCGCCACACTGCAATCTTCTCTAGCTCCTGCCGCACGGCGTCCTGAACGGTGTCCAGGCTCGCGCTGGCCTCGGTAGCAGCGGCGATCGCCTTGAGCGCGTTCTGCCGGCTGGTTCGCGCCAGTCCCGCCGCACGTGCCCGCCCGTTGCGGTCGAGCCACTGCCGCGCTGCGCGATAGAAGATATCGCTACGCTTAGACGCCAGCACCTCCTCGGTCAGCTCGCCTGCGATCTTCACGGCCGTGCTCCAGAGCTGCATAATGTAGTTGTGCCACGGCAGCTCGCGCACCTGCTGCAAGGCTGTGTTGCGGCCCGCCCGTCCGTAGGCGCCGGCGATGCGGTGCGCCTCGTCTTTCAGCAGCCTTTGCGCCATGCCCGCTTGCGCCGCCGATTCGCTTTCCAGGAACACGTCGAACGTCCGCCAGCGGCGATCGGTTGCTTTAGAATCGACTGCCTCGCCCGCCATCATTCGCGCTCTCGTTTCAACAGCAGCTCGCCCTGGACAGGCAGGTGCTCGCCGCATCTCGCGCAGTAGACCTTGCGGGCGATCTCATCCCAGACCACCCAGTCGCCGCGCGAGACTTCGCGCCCGCAGTCCACACACCGGTCGTCATAACGCAGCTTGATCTCGCGGAATCGATCCTTAGTGTTCCTCAATCGAATCGCCCGACGACTTCTAAAGACAGCTTCCGCCGCTTCAGATCCCACCATTCGCCGCCGATTTCGAGCGCCATAAAAACGAACTGTGAGGACGGCGCGGCGTAATAGCTGATCATTGCCACGCGCGAGACACCCCACTCCTCCAGCACGGCCCTCGGATGTTCGATGCCTGAAAGGTACGGCATTTCCGCAGGCGGGCGGATGTCCTCGATTCGGCCGATGGCTTCGCCTATACCATCACTGCTGATCTTCACTCGCAGGTTGCTTTGCAGGAGCATCGTTACCCTCCTCATCAGGCGGCACGCTCAGCGGCATGAAGTTCGCCGGCGCGTAGAACACGTTGCCATCGCCGCCCGTAGCTTTCTCCACCGAATCATATTCGAGATCGGCCCTGGCTTCGTTGTGGGTGATCACGCCGCTGCTCCACAGCTTGTTCACGCGGTCGGTAGCTTCGGCCCGCGCTGCGCTGATGGCGTCGAACGTGTCCTTGTCGAAGTCCAGCGGACTGCCCAGTTCCTTACCGATGGTCTGATTCCAGTCGTCGCGGAACTGCGTTAACAGCGGAATCACCGCTTCGGTGTAGAGCGCCCTCCTGGCTTCCTGAAAATTGCTGTAGGTCTTGCTCGCCGTGTCGCCGATCAGCTCGGGCGGCACATGGAACACCGCGGCGATATCGCGCTTGGAGAGAATTTGCTGATTGCTGACTTCGCTGTCCGCTGGCGAAAAACCCATCTGGTGCCACGTGGCGTTTTCGAGGAACAATTCCTCGCCTGCCCCCTTGCTCGCGCGCACGCGCTCTTTGAGCTGCGCGATTTGCACATCGTCCCAGATCGAATCCTTGGCCGCCTCGATCCAGCCTGGCGCAAAGCCGCGCTGCATCATGAGCTTCATGCGCTCGGCGCCTTCGTTCAGCGTCTGCACGCGCAGCATCGCGGCCTGCAAGGGCGGCATGCCGTAGATGTCAGACAGCGGATTGAACAGCTTCGAATGCACCATGTCGCGCGGCGGAACCGTCCGCGCCTGGCCGTAGGCCGTCACCTTCCAGTACTCGACCAGCTCATTTTCGACGGCAAAGACCGACTCTATCCCCCGCCGCTGAATCTCCCATAACCAGGCCTGCACTCGATCCGGCCGCAACAGATAGATCGAGTTCGGCGGCGCACTCGGAGCGGTGCGCTCGATCTCGATATAGTCGTTGCCGGCGAGCAGAATATAACTCAACCAGGACTCGATGAATGCCGCTCCGCCCGCCTTCCGCAACAGCGCAATCGACGGCAGCGGATTCAGAACGGCCTTCAGGTAGTGGCGGCGTTGTTTGGCGTCGTCGCGGACGCTCGGTGCCATGTGCTCGTCGGGATCGCGGCCGATGGCTTTCGCCAGCAGCTCAGCCGGTGTGAGTGCTTTCGAGTTCCCTGCCCCGTCCCACCATTTGACCTGCTTGCCCGCACTCGCAATCAACGATACGCAAGCGTACACATCGGGATTGCGAATGTAACCCGCGGTGACCTGTGGCACGTAATCGTAGGTGTTCCAGGTCCCCCAACTACCGCCCGTCCCAGTGAATCCGCCGATAATCTGCACGGACGGCCGGTTGCCGCGCTCGTCGTTGATGATGGGCGCGTTCTGCTTGCGGCCGTGGCCGTTCATCCGGGCGAGCCCGAAGCGATTTAGCACGCGATCGAGAACAGGCATTTCTTGGTCGCTTCCACTCTCTACCGCGGTCCGGCGTCAGTCAGGGCCAGTTTCATGCGGTACTCATCGCTCAGGCCCCCGCCCGCGCCAATGTAGGTCAGCGCTTGCGGCCCGGCCCTGGGCACACTCAGAATCTCTACCCTGGGGTTGGACCCGGAGACGGGCAGCATCAAACTCAGATCGAAGCCGGTGGTGCCGAGAGTGATATCGATTCCCTTGTAATGGTAGGTCAGGATCCATCGGTAGGGAGTGACGGGACCACCCTGAATCTGCCAGCTAACCGTCCAGGCCGAGCCGACCGCAGCAGTCTGATAGAAATTGCCGGAGAACTGGAACCCCAGCCAGGAATTGCCGCCGCGTCCCATAGTGATCGGGTTGCCTGCATAAATGGTCTGGAGCTGATTGCCCACGGGGATCGTGATTTCATTCGGATTGACCACGACGACACGAAGCGCTCCCCCAGTGTTGGTATTCAGTCCCTCAATCGCCTCTTGCACGTTGGTCCAGGGCGGAATCGGCGGATTCAACGCCACCGCATCGGCGGTTGCGGCCGCGCCGCCGACCGGCAGGAGCTGCCAGATCGGACCGCTACCTGGACCGCCCGAAATCAACTGATCGCCGACTGCAATCGGAACCGCTGGAGCATTGCCCCGTCCAATGCCTGCGCTGGTGCAGACCACATATTCGCCGCGCGTCACCGGCGGCGATTGGTTCGCCGGCGGCAATGGTCCGTTCGGAATGCCGCTCGCCGCAGTGAAGGTCCCCTGATCGTTGGCGACATCATAAGCGCCGCAATAGATCAGGCCTGCCGCGAGCTGGTTGATCTGTCCCTGTAGATTGGCGTCGCCGGCGTCGACATAGGCGTAATCCGGTGCTGGCTCCCAAGCTTCATTGCGCCGCCCATAGAGCAGGCCGTCGTCGGGCGCGTCGGGAATGCCACCGCCAGTGACCGCGCCGCCGATCGAAGAAAAGCCACCCATCACTGCACCCCTTTCACCAAGCCCACCTGCGGACGCTGATCCAGCCCGCCGCCTGCGTGACGACGCCGAGGCCGCGGAGTCCCTGCCAAACCGGAATCTGGTTATCCGCCGTCATGGCGGGCAAGGTTTCCGATGCCGGATCGCCGGGGAACGGATCGGCATCGGTACGCAGAGACAAAGCGCCCGGCCCGAAATTCGCGACCCAGTAGTAGTAGCGGCCATACGTGGGCGCGACCAGGCGGTAGACCTGGTTCGCATCGAGGAACAACGTGTTCATCTCGGCTAGCGTGACCGTGGTCACGGCCCGCGGTTCGGTGGGCGGTTGCGCTCGCGGGATGACGATACCCGGCGCGGCGCGACCCATCGGCGGCAGCTCCGGCAGCCCGGCACTCTCCGGGCGGCGAAGGAGCGAGGCGCTCGCCAGTTCGCCGCTGAATCGCTCCACGACGCGAGTCAATTGCTCTACTGTGAGCACCAACCGCTCTATGGTCGGATCAGATCGGCCCTGAAGTTGCGGCTCTCTGGTGCGCTGCTCCAGACGCGCCAGCCGCTCTGGGTCAGTCTCGGTCTGCTCAGCGGGTTCTGGGGCTAGGGCTTCCCCTTCGCTCTCCCAGAACCGCAAGCGGGAAAACACTTCAGTGAAGCGCCTTTTCTCCGGCATAAACTTATAAGCGTGGTAAAATGAAGGAGTTAAGCCGGACGCTATCCGGCAGGAGAAAACACCTTGGATTCCAACCTTACAGCCGCAATTATTAGTGCCAGCGGCAGCACATTGGTCGCCATCGTCGCCCTACTGGTCAATAGCCAACGCTTCGGCGACATGAACCAGCGATTCAGCGACATGAGTAAGCGCCTCGATAGCATGGAGCGCCGCATGGAGCGGCTCGAAAGCAAACTCGATCACATCGAACAGCTTTTAGTCGGGTACGCACTGGACGTCGCCCGCATCAAAGAGAAATTACAGATTCCCTGATCTCTGCCGTGCGCACTCCGCGTAAGCAGAGCGCCTCCGGAGTCGCGTCCGGACATGGTTGACGGCGATACGGTCAACCATCCCTCCTTAGACGCATGACAGAACTTTGCCATATCGTAGGGAAACCATCCGGAATCCCGCCCATCCCAGCTTTCCCACGGCAAAATCAGCCACTTGCGTTAGGTGTATGCCCGCTTTGCGGATTAAAGTCTTTAGAATCATGAAAAGTGACTTCCACTAACGGGCGTTATGTCTACTTGGGTTCTGGAACTCCTTTAGAATCAACTGCCTCACCTTGCTTGGGGATCAACGTTCTTGCCTTAAACAACCATCCTGGCGCACCGATAAACGGTTCGTTCCCTTCCCGGTCCCACCATTCCAGCGCTTGCTCCAAAACTTGTTCGTGTGGCGTGGGCAAGGGTGGCAGTGCCGGGGTATCTAACCTGCTTGGCGATGTCTTGGTAACCCGGCATTCCGTAGCCCCGAAGCCAATAGCAAGCCGTTGAACGGCGTCCTCGATTTCCTTGGTTTCCTGTTCGTTCTTCCATGTGAAAGTGATGACGAATTTGATATCCATGTTGGTCAACCCTTCGAACGTTCGGCGCGTTGCCGTTCCTGTTCGATGAGGTATTCGATGTCCGCCTTATTCACTTCCAGCCATTCGATCGCACATTCCACCTGAGAGCGCCGAACGTCGGCAGGGTCCACCGGATCGCCCGTTTCCTCATGTCCGCAGAAACAGTAAAACCGCTCGCGTGCATCATCCCACGATGTGATGTTGGCCATTTCGGATTGACACTTGGGGCAGATGAGATAGGGCTTCAGCATTCAATACCTCGTGAGCTTCCGCAAGTTCTCGCGTTCCTCGATAGCTTCCAATTCCTGCTTGAAAGCGTCCAGTTCCCGTACAATCGCCGCAACGTCGGTATCCGGCCGGCCGAACGCGCCCGCCATCGCATAAGCCCCGGCATAAAACGTAAGCCGCGCGATCGCCATCGCGCTTTCAGAGATGCTATTGTTCCGGAGCACCGCATCGCGAAAAATCTGCCATTCTTTTTCGAGGATCATTGCTCGCCCTCTACCTTCTGCGCGGCCGGCGTCATCTGCTCGGGTGTGGGCTCGGGACTCGACGGTTCTTGGTAAACCAACATGGCGGTGATACAGCGGCGGGCCTCCCTGAGCTGCTCATCATCGGGCTTATTCTTGCCCAGTCTTATGCGCTCCTCAATCCACGCCCAGATTGCGGCGGGCGCGGCAACATCGCGCCCTAGCAGGACGAACATCATCTCATCGTCGTGCGCTCGATTCATGCAGCTCGACAGATTGGCAAGTTCTTCCCGCTTAATCATCGCCAGACCCATTCTACCCGCGTCCAATTCACGTAGGCCCGGTCTTGACAGCCACGGCGCCAGAGTCGCGCCCCACACCGTTTCAACGTCTGTCTGTGGTCCCCGTTCCGGCCATGTTACCATTCGCGCCGTCCAAGTCTGCGAGCCACCCGGCAGTCTCACGCCTCGCATCCCCAGACACGGCCGCTCCACCACATCGGCCACAATGCAGCAGACTCCATAACGGCCGTGCCTTCGGGACGATTTGCTCTGGCTATTCTCCTCGTCCCTCCTTTCTTCATGAATTACCCTACTATCACCGAAAGCACCCGCAATAGCCTCAGTTCCGCCTTTCGTGGACCGCGCGAACAAAATGCACGACACGCACACATTGCGCAAGGTACTGTGTCAGTTGCGGATCGTCCTGAATTTTAGCGATTTCCTCCCCGCTCAGACCACGGACCGTCAAATCGTGAGCAGTTGCCATCACGCCACCGCATCGGATGCAGACGATTAGATCGCCTTCTGACGGTCGGTCATTGGGATCAATGCCGGTCAAAGCCTCAAAGCATTCACCACACGCAAGACACCGGCATTGTGGCGTATTTGTAGTCATTACCCTACTATCGCCGACAACACCCACAGAGCCAAGCCGGCCGCGGTCAGATTGACGCGCGACTGCACGCCGCACGCCGCCACGGCGAACAGCAGGAACGCCAGAATCAAGAGAATAAAACGCAGGGACAACATAGCTCACCTCCACGCGCTATACTCAGCAGGTCGCCTCGCCGATCGGTTGACGGTGTAGACCGAACATCGCGGATCGTCAACCGGTCGAACTTTCCTGTCATCGCGATAACCGCCGCTCGATCGCCGACAACCGCCAATCCAGCCATTTATTCGCCAACCGACGCATTAGCTTGAACCGGGAATGAAGTAACCACGCGAGAAACCGGCCGTACAACGGAACCGTCAACTCGGATGCGATCGCCAGCAACGCGCTACATCTCACACAAACCGTGCGCTTCTCTTCCGCTGGGTTCTGTGAACTGGTCCAAGCATTAATCCTGAGCCTGGCTTCAACGTTGATTGCCCTACCGCATGAAAGACAATAGCATTCCGCCGTATCGGTACAAGCAGCATCTTCAGGTCCGCCCATCATATCGACAAGGCCCGCCCTTCGCGACGCGGCTTCAGCATCAGGTACGACACACCCCACACCAAAGAATCCATGCGGCTCGGCGAGCGCATCCCCGACACCCACGTACACATCTCCGTTTCGAGCTGCGGAAAGCTGCCGACATGATGCACCTTGCCCTGCTCATACAGTGCCGCGACCGGCTCAGCCCGGGGGATCTTGCCCTTAGAGGCGTGCACCTTGTCGTAGGGCACGTTAGCCCGCACCGTACGAATCGTGGTCTCTACCAGGTCGCCGCCGTTGTTTACCTCGGCCACGATCCGGTCGCCTTCGAGCAGGTCGAGTAGCTCAACCGCTTTCGCCGCCCATTGTGCCGCCGGCATGCGCCCGGAGTGATCCCCCAGCACGTAGCCGTGTCCGTCCGCGCCGAGCCCCACGGGCACGATGCCGCACTCATCCGAGTCCGGCCCGCTGGTCACCGAAGGATCAATCGGAATCACGATGCGCACCAGCTCGGGCGCCTTGCGCACGCGCCGGGCGTCGATCTCGCTCAGCCGCCACAGCGCCCCTTCGACTTCTTCGAGCAGCTCGCCGGCCAGCTCCTGGCGGCCGATACGCGTTCCGCCGTAGATGCGATCGAAGTCGGCGAGCACGGTCGCCGGCAGGTTCGCGCGGTTGTCATACGTGGAGCCACGCGTCACGCGCGTGCCCGCGTCCTGCACCAGATTCTTGAGGAACTTGACCGGCTTCGGCGTCGTCGTCGCGACGATGCGCGGGTCCGGCCCGAGCCTCAAGCCGAACTTGAGGTTTTGCCACAGCAGATCCGGCTTGGGATACACGGCGATCTCATCGCAGTACGCAAAGTCGTGTTGGGGTCCCCGCAAACGCTCGGGCTCCTCGGCCGAGTACATAATGGCCATCGTCCCGTTCGCAAATGTAACGCGGCGCTTACTGGGTTCATAGATCGGCCTCTGCTCGGGAGGGAAGACGTTCAGCAGTCCGCTCTCCCCCTCCACTATCACGTCACGGCAATCTGCCGACGTAGGCCCGATAAGCGCGATGCGCTGATTCGGCCGCCGCATCGCCACCTGGCGCACTGTCTCGGCGCCCGTGCGCGTCTTGCCGAAGCCGCGGCCGGCCATGATTAACCAGGTCCGCCAGTCGCCTGCCGGCCACTCCTGCTCCGGCCGGCTCCATAGCTCCCAGCAGAACAGCAGCTCGCGAAGTTCGGCATCGCTCATCGCCGCTGAAGCCGCTTCGATGTCCTGCCGGATTACGCCCTCTGGCAAACGATGAAGGTTCAGCATGAGGCCATTATGTAAAAGTCAGGTTGTCGAGCACGGCCGACCGGAACACCGGCAGATCGATGCTATCTAAAAACTTGAAGCCCGTCACATGGCCATGATCTGATGTGGTCATAACCTGGCCGCGGCCACAGGCTGCACGTAGAGGATCGGCACTCGCAGTGCGCGTACGACACGGCCATGGCAGGCCAAGAGTTGTTGGCGAATCGACCGCGCGTCCTCGCGTCGAGCCAAGCCTTCGGAAATCCACCGTTCGGCTTGTTCGCTATTTATGCGGCGTTCCACAACGTCGCCAACTGGATGAAGCACACGTATTCTGGACATGAGCAGCGAATGGGAGAAAAAAGAAATTGGGGGAGGTCCCCCCATTTCGCACGCAGGCGGCTTTACGTTAGACCTGAAAGCCCGCCGTCAGAGGATTGCCCCATGACGGAGAAAGCGGTCGGGGAAAGAAAAGCTTCCGACCGCCTTTGCTTAGCTTTCCCCGCTTGTCCAATCCGTCTCGGCCCTGCCGCCGAGATTCAAGTTGTTGGGTCGTAGGAATCATAACCAAGTAACTCTGCTAAGTGCAACCGGAATTACGACGCTCAATGGCTAGTTACACACACTGACACAACATGTGCAGAAACTTAGATAGATAAGCCCCCGCAAGTTGGGGGAGTTACTCAGGTAAGTTACCTATTCTCGCAGTTGATCTTTGATCCATTCGTCGCAGCTCAGCGTGCCACCGCTCGCGCGATACTGCTCGTACGATCCATATGCGACCTCACGCTCAGGTTTGTTTTTTTCTTCCGGCCGCGGCGCTATGAGCGTGCCGAATTCGTCAGCCCACGAATTCACAATACCAACGCCTCGCGCAAGACGAAACTGCTTGGGCGTGATCCATCGCAGAAATTCCTCGCCGATGCCGGGCAATGCGCGAACCGCGATCCCAGCAAGTGCCCGCACAGTTTGGTTAAATGTGGGGACACAATGTTTTGGACGCCAGAACTGGACATGATCTTCGTGCAAACGTGCTAAATAGGCGTTTGCCCACTCGACGCCTTCCGCCACACCCTGGGCGGCGTTGCACATGGCGGCCCTTTTCCGGCGCAAAAGGATGTCCAACTCTACCGGTGCAGCCGATTCAACCAATTCCGATCCATCACCGGATTCTAGCGTCGTCTGAGACGACGATGTTTGTTCTTGTTCTTCTTCCTTATAAGCGCTCGCACCAGGCGAACTGGAGTTCGCACCAAGCGAACTAGAAATCGGATCGGGCGAACTCATCGGAGCGAACTGGAGTTCGCCTCCCAGGATGATAGGATCGGACTCGACGACAGAGCCCAGTTTCCGCTCCGGTTTCGGTGCCCTGATCGCGGCTTCGCGCGGCCTACATTTCTTGGGCTCGGCGTCTGGCATGTTGAGATAGTTCTCATCCAAGAGCGGTTTGATGCCACCACGATGATGCTTGCGATCCGGATAGCGGCGCACAATCAACCTCAGTTCCTCCAGCTCCTGCAACGCCTTTTCGATCCCGCGCACCGTCGCAGACCATCGCGCCGCCAGCTCGTCGGGATCGAAGTTCCAGAATTCCGGCCGCTCCTCGGTTCCCGGCAAGTACGGTGCGGATATGGTCCCTGCGGTCGCGAAAAACATGATTTGTGCTTGAAGCATAGACCGGCAGCGGTCCATAAAGTAACTCCATGGTATCGTCGTACAGTGGACGAACGGCCGCGCCGGCTTTTGGGATGCAACCGGCTTCCGGCGAACCCCCGGCGTACTACCCGAATCGTCTGATCCAGAGGGACTTAGTTCACAATATCTGTTATCGGAAGTTGGCCCTAAATTGGTAGTACTTTCCGACGAAATCTGCTTGGAAGTACGCTGTGTCTCTGCTATATTGAATGCGGAATTTGATCGCAACGGATCACCACACTGCTTTCCGTTCCGGTCTTTGAGGCCGCGATGCGTCGAACATCGTGGCCTTTTCCACGTTCAGGGAGTGGAATAGGCTGTCTGCCGTCCGGAACGCTCTCCACGATATCACAGCGCCAGCCCATATAAAACCCCTTTGCTGGCACTGATTTACACTGTTTAATTCAAGTTGCAAACCGGCGCCAACGGCGGCCGGGATACAACCGCGGGCTCGCTATCGCAAACCCACTATCCCCTGCCCGTGAGGTCACGCGACCACGCACGTAGCAGACGACAGGAACCCACTCACAGGCAGGGCGACGCCATAAACCCTATCCCACCTCGGGGTCTGCTCATTCCGGCCGGCCGGGAACCACGGATGGGATAGCATGAAGTTTGCTGCCGTGATCCCCGCCAGCCGCGACGTCTCAGCTACTACGCCACTGAGCAGGCACTGGCGATCATATGCCAGCCGAACAAGGCAGATCAATCGGGGGAAATTCCTTACAGCGCTTACTGGACCGAGAGCATCTCCAGATCCGCCCGCTTCACGCGCAACCGGCCGCCTGGTCGTACGCCGACATCGAACGCCGGCAGACGCCGCTCGTCTACGAGTCTGTGCAGGAAGGATGCCGGCAGCCCGGTGTAGTCGGCCGCCTCTGCGATGGTTAGCCATAGCCGGCCCTGGTCGCGGTCCGCGGGTTCGGCTTCACCGTTGCCGGGCGGCAGCTCCAAGGGACGCACCACGAGGGATTTCGGAGTCCATTCCTCGACGAGTGCAGCTACTTCGGCGGCATCGAACATGACAGCCTCGCGCCGCGTGCTCGGATCAAACTCCCGGTGACGCGTGAGCTTCCCTTCCGCGGAAATTTCCATCAGGCGGCGAACACTGAGGTTCAGACGCTCGGCGGCGATCTCCTTCGTCAACAGCTCCAGTTTCTTCGCCATGAGAGGCAGGGTAACAGATCGGGCGGCGAAAGCGCGAGAGCTTCGCCAGCCCGCCGCTACCTCAGCGCCATTCAATCGAACCGGCCGGCAGCTCAACCGACTTTTGCCGGCTCACCAGCTCGAACACCTTGCCGCTCTGGTTGACGCGGAAGTACGAAGCCCGGCGAGCCAGCACGCGCCGCATACTCATCGTCCGCAGAATCAGTTTGCCATCGGCCCGCCATACGTCGAAACCTTCGCGCAGGCGAACCGCCTCGCGTTCGAGCGATACCACACAGGTAGGCATTGGGGGAGGCCTCCTACGGCCTATATTGTGTCACATTGACTTGGGGATTAGAATACTGAAATGGAGCAACAGACGCTCGATCCAGAGTTCGAAGCGATCGAGACGCCCGCGCCGGCGTCCGAGGCTCCCAACGATGGAAACGGGCGGCCGCGCGGCGCCCGCAACCGCAAGCACCGTGCGCTAGAACGAGTCGCCCGATCGGAAGCCATTCCCCTGCTTCAGACCGTCATCAATGCCGCCAAAAACGGCGACATGATGGCAGCAAAGATCATTCTGGATCGCGTGTGGCCGAAGCCTCGCACAGCACCGATCACGCTCGATCTGCCGGCGACCAGCACGCCCGCCGATATCCGCAGTGCCATGCATGAGCTGTTGGCAAGAGTGGCGCAGGGCGAGCTGACCACAGACGACGGCGCCGCACTGATCGGCATGATGAAAGACATGCTCGCCGCCCATGTGATTGATGCGCGAATTCTGCCGGAGACGGCGGCCGTTCAGACCGTCGATGTCCGGCAGACCTTCGCCGATCGCCTGGCGCGAGTGATCGAGGCACGCCGGCAGACGGAAGCGGCCCCGGACGCCTAACCGATGGGCTAGCGCAGATCGAGACTCGCCAAATTGAAGTTCTTATCATCGGTCGTCATAGCAGTGCAGGTATAGGGCATACGCAGCATCGCACCAAACCCGTTTTGCGAATCGACGTACGAGGTCACTTTAAAAACCCCGGTGCCTTCATTCGGTATCCACTCGATTTGAGCCTCACGAAGTTCTTGGAACTCGGCCGTACGCGGCGCCTTCAAGCGCACTCGTACCCAGTCCTGGCAGGCAGACGCCGCGTTATAGCCGGCGATCTTCGTCTGCTCTTTTCGCTTCTCTTCAGGTGACTTTTGACTGGTCGCAATCACGATAATCATCAGCACGAAAAACGATCCAACAATCAGGGCAGCGCAACCGGCGCACCCTTTGTGGCCGATCACGATTTTCTTCTGTTCAGTGGTTTCATTTTTAGACATGAATCTCTCTTCATTGATTTTTCCTTGAATTAGATTGGACGGCGCCGGACGGCGCCGCGATACTTCACTTCACCCATAGCCGCACGATCACGGCGATAAGCACGACGTTCAACACAAACGAACACCAAAACAACCGGCGCCATCGCGCGATTTCACGCCACGGCGCGAAACCTTCGTCCCGCAACGGATTCATTTCACCCGCCCGGCGAGCTTACTCGCTTCGTCGAGCAGAAAGACCAGCGTTTCATTCCGGTCCTGTTCTTTGGCAAGCGCCGCGGCCTTACGGATCAACCAGGCGAGCGTATCCCCACCAGGCGCCGGACGGCGGCGGGACGGCGGAAAGACCGCCGTATCCCCGCTGACTGCCGCACCCTCGAACACCGCAAACTTATGCGGCATTGGCGTTGCCTCCCTTGCTCAAATTTATGAACGTCGTCGTAAGAAGCGCCCGGATGTCATCCGGCCGGATCGCGTTGCCGTGTTTCGCGCTTGCGTACTGCACCAGCTCAGCGTACACGTCCAACAGTTGCCTGGTCTGTGACGTGAGCACTTGAGCCCACCGCGGCGTCCCGTCTGCGCTTTGCGCTTGCGCCGCGGCCTTGCGCGTCTGCACCAGCGCAATCGAATCGGCGAGTTTCTGTTCCAGCTCAGACAGCGGCACGGGAACGGCGAACGTGCCGTCGCGCTGCTCGCCTACTGCCGGCGAATGATTCGCGCCCGCGTTGCGAGCTGCCACGATCTCAGGCAGACGCTTGGCCAGCTCATGGGGCGGCAATCGCCTGGCCGGCGGCGCTGGCGCCTGGTCGGCCTCGCGGTACACACTCCACTCGGTGCGGCGCCCGTTCTTGTCCTTGCGGACAAAGAAGAACTCACCAGGTCCCACGCCGAGACTGCGGATGCGTGCCGCGGTCAACATATCCAGGTACATCACCCGGCCATCGGTCAGGCTGTACATTGCTCGCTCGCCGTACTGCCCGTCGAACATCTTCGGCTCAGGGAACTTTAGGGCAACCTCGACGGGTTGCCCGAATTCGAATTGAATGATGTCGCTCATGATTAGACAAGCTCCTGGAGTTCGGCAAGCGTATCGCCTTCGTTGAGGCGTCCCCAGCGGGCTTTCGCCACACCGTCAACGTCGCTATCGGTGAACTGCTTGAGTTCCCAGGCATAGCCGAAATTGCCGCTCAGATCGACGTAAAGATCACTCCAGCGATTGAGGAAGCCGTCCTCAAACGGCTTCCAACCCTGCGAGAGAAGGTATTCCTGGATGCTCATTAGCGGCCACCTCCGAAGGTTCCGGAAAGCTGCTGCAAAACCCACGCAGCGCCGACCAGCTCAGATTGCACGGGCTTGCGGGCGGCGAGAACCTCCGCTGCGGTCATTTCCAGACCACACTCCTCACATTCGTAAAAGTGGCCATCCTCGCGATATCCTGTCCGCTCGCAGCGGCCATCATCGATATAAATAGTCTTGATGTGCTCATGGGTACAGGCATCCTGTGTGGCCTCCCATGCCGCCTCTTCAGCACGGACGTGCGATTCCTCGCAGCTCTCGCAGATGCGGTTCCGTTCATCTTCAGGCTCGAACGCTTCAATCCGGAAGTAGTTCGAGCAATGGTTGCAAAGCAGGGTGACGATCATTTTTTCCTTTGCGCTTTAGAGCCTCGCGGCTACTCTTTTAGTATGCTTGACTATCGGTAGAATGGCAAGAGAAAAAGACAGAGATTTCACCCCAAGAAACTAGCGGTAGTTAAGCTGGTATACTTATGGACGATGGCAACGCGAAAGAACCCCGCGGCCGTGGCACTCGCCAAACAGCGAATGACGAAAATGACGGCAGAGGAGCGCTCCGAGGTCGCCCGCAGTGGTGGACTCGCCGGCGGGAAGGCTCGTGCTAAGAAGCTGACGAAGGCGCAACGTCAGGCAATCGCGAAGAAAGCCGCCGCCGCGCGATGGAAGGGGAAAACGGAATGACGGTCGAACAACGCTTTGAATATATGGAAAAGCTGCATGCCGAACACGTGGAGATGGCGCGTCAGGATCGTGCTGCACACATCGCGTGGAAGCGTGAGATGGAGAGTCAGGTACAGGCTACCTGGACAGCGTTCGACCGCTTTACCAAACAGGCGTCTGAAACCGCCGCACGCCATGATCAGGAATGGGCCGAGATGAAAAGAGAACAGGCGGAACGCGATCGCGTTACCGACAAGCGTATCGGCGATCTAGTCTCAGCCATCGGCAAGCTCATCGAGCGCCTGCCGCCGCCAGCCTAGCTTAGCCTAGCTATACAGCTTGTTGACCGTGGCCTCGACCGCGCCCTGCAACGCTGCATCGCTGATATCCGCACCGTCAGCCTGCACCGCGCTGTCCATCACCACGAGAGGCACCAGTCTCTGGGCCATCGCATTCGGCGACTGAAAGGTTTCCGCTGCATACACCAGCAGACGGGTATGAGAAGAAGCCGGCACGGCCTGAATGGTCAATGTATCCGCGTAGCGTAATGCGTCTACCTTCACCCGGCCCTGGAAGACCGGATCATCCATCAATGCCGCGGATTCTGCACTCGTCATAATTGCTTGCTCCTTATCTATGGTGAAATCCATGTGGCTGACAGGGTGGACTGTAGCTGCACCTGTGCTCCCGCCTGGTTGGCTTGCGCCCGCAGTTCAATCGTTTCACCTCCTGTCCCCGTCGCATACACCCACTGCTGGAGCACGGAAGCCCGGCCGCTGCTCCCCTGGCCTGTGATACCGCCAGTCGCGTAGTCCGCATGCTGCCCCTGGTCGCCCCCATTGACAAACAGTCCGCCGCTAAACGTCGTGTCAACAAGAGTGCCCTGCACAAAATCGAAAGATCCCAGAATCAGATAGCGGCCCGGCCCGTTCGCAAGCGTCATTGAGCAGCCCGGAACTGCCACCCACGTGTTGACAGGAGTCAAATTGGCCGGCGCGCTGCAGCGCACCAGATTCACCCAGTTGTTCGCCGCACCGGTGGGTAAGGGCACTCCATTGACCCGGTACGTGCCGCTAATATTGCAGTCCCCACTCACATCCAGCGGATAGCCTGGCTGCAAAACTCCGATACCCATCGAAGCATGCGAGTGCCGGATGGTAACCAGATTAGCCTGGAAGTTACCGGCATCATCGACCTTCTGAAAGATCCAGCCGCCAACTCCGCCCGTAGCAATCGCAAAACCGCCGTCGTAAACTAATTTGCCGATCTGTGCACCAGGGGTTCCACTGGCCGACTGCAAGAAAAAGGCAGGCTGAATAGGAGCAGTCACCTGCATTCCCGTGCCGGCAATAAACGCCACCAGATCGGTCAGCGCTGACCCGGTAGATCCGAACGCTAGGTGCAGTTGCGTTGAGGCTCCCCCGGTCATATAGAAAGCTGCCTCTAGCGCCCCATCGACCAGCGACATTCCGCCGCCAAACGAGCCCTGCACGCGAAACGCAGTAGCGCCCGTGCTTGGCGAAGCATTACCGACTACGTGAAGCGGCACCAGGGGGTTCGTGGTATGAACGCCGATATTGCCCTCATCACGGACAAACAGAGCCATGTTGATATCGGTAGGGATAGCCGTTGACAAGGCATAAATACCGACCCCATACACGCTCGTCGCGGGATTCGCCATCCCGATCCCGCGAAAGCCGGTACTGCCCCCACCCTCCCACAGCGCGAAACGGCTCTGGATGTTCGCATCGGTAGAACCAAAGCTCAACTTCGATTCAGCGACCGTAGTCAGAATCCCCACGTGCCCGTTCTGCTCGACATAGAATTTCGTGGTTGAATTCCCGAATGGGCCTGTACGAATAGCGAACTTCCAGGTGCGAACATTGAGTCCGTTTCCGTTCCCGGTTTCGCCGTTATACAGCGCGGGATAGCCCACATCGGCCCCAGGAGCATAGACGCCGGCAAAGCCAAGCGATCCCGCGCCCAAGGTCAACATAGCGGGCGGGATGACATTGCCTATGCCGATCCCGATCGCTCCTGCATTCCTCAACGTAAATCCCGCTCCATCGATGTCACTCAACCAGGGCGTCTGATCGGCGCCCCCGGTATCGATCGGGATGCCGTTGACCCGATATACGCCGGTAATATTGAGATCGCCGAACACCTCCAGCGGATATCCCGTTGCAGTCATGCGAGCCCGCTCGACGGCCGCGCCGGCCGACCACACGTTGAAGCTAATTCTTCCGGCTCCGGGACCCCCGTCGGTATCGCCGCGAATCTCCGCGATCCGCTTGTCTGCCGTGGTCACTTCGTAATTAGCAAAGCTGAAGCTGCCGATCGCCTGGCCAGCAGCCGCTGTATTCCCGCACGCGGTGATAATTCCGGCCGCCGTGCTCGGCGTCGTAGGACCTACTACCAGAAACGAATAACCCGGCAAAGTAAAGGGCGGAATCGCCGTGTTTCCTACCCCGATCGTGCCGGCGTTTTGGAGCTTGAATCCATTCGCATCGATGTCAGTGACCCAGGGAGTCTGCACCGCCGCAGAAAGCGTCGTCCACTGCAAGCGTACGCCCGCCGTCGTCGCCTGCAACACCTGTCCGTCAGCGCCCACTGGCAGACGCACAATCGAGCCCGTCTGATCACGCGTGATCAGATCGCCGGGCGCCGATGTTGGATTGGGTAGTGCATTGGTCACTTGCGAAACGTCATAGTCGCCGGTTTCTGCGACCACGTGTCCGGCACGGCCGAAAACGCTGATTACCGCTCCCCCGCCCCCGGTTCCCGTTGCCGCCCAGGTTCCATCGCCTCGTAGAAACACCTGATCGTCGGCCACGCCTGTACCTAGCCGGCTGGTCGCGAGCACGCCAGAGACGATCGCCGCGGCGTCGTGCGTGTGCGGCGCCGGCGGAAATTGCGCAGGCACGCCGATGAGCTTTGAATAGGCGTAGGAGGGAATCCAGATCGGATCGGGGTAAGAACCGAGCGTGCTCACTGCGTTGAGCACCATCGCGGCCGTATAGTCGCCGGCCTGTGCCTGGATCGCGCCCGTTCGGCCGAAAACGCTCGCCACTGGAAGCGTGCCCCACCGCACGCCGAGCGCGGCGGCATTGTCCGCAGTGAGCACTTGCCCATCGGTCCCGACCGGCAGCCGGCCCACGCCGAGCGCCCCGCGTGCAATCAGGTCGCCGCGTGTGGTTGTGGGGTCTGCCATTGCGCCGGTGACCTGGTTGACGTTGTAATCCCCGGCCTGTGCTACGACCGCGCCCACGCGCCCGAAAACGCTCGCTACCGGTGCGGCCGGCACAGCCGCCCAACGGATCCGGTCGGGTAGCGCGGTATCGACGGTCAATACCTGCCCTTGTGTGCCGACCGGCAGACGCGTGAGAGCTGCCGGACCGCGCACGAGCAGATCGCCGGCCGTCGTCGTCGGATCGGTGAGCACACCGGTTGCGTTCACCAGGTTCACGTTACGCAACGTGTGAAACTGGCCGTCCACGTCCCCCGGCCACGCATAGACGCTATCCCGGACTACGTTGATATGCGCCGCGCGAATGATCTCCCCTGGCTGGACATCGGGCGGCCATCCGGGAGGCGGCGCCGCCAGAGCCCGCAGATGGAACGGCGGTAATGCTGGCGGTTCGTCACCGATCCTGCGCGGCATGATTCGTCTTTCCGTTCACGCACGCGGGAACAAGCGGCGAAGCGGCGGCGGTCGCCGTCTCATCGGCCGACGCGGGATCGGCGGCTTCGCCGATAAGCGAGAGTCCATCCGGACTGAGCGTGTATGGCACGGTCGATGCCGGCAGCTTTTCGCTCTCCTGCACGACTGCCAGGTGGTCACCCATCATCGTGCGCAGCATGCCAATATTCATCTCTGCCTGCTTGGCGTCCCCGAGCGCCATCCGCAGAGCATTCATATTCGCGTTGAGTTGGTCGTTCAACCGTTTAATCGCTGCCGCCACAGCCGGCGACAACTTATGTTCGACTCGCATGTTTCCTCCTTTGCTTACGCGGGCCCCGTAACAATCCCGCCTACGACGTTAATTGCCCGATCGGCCGGAATCTGCCCGGTGAAACCGGGATTGCCGCCCACGTCAAAGCGGGTCAACGCTCTCACGATGCCGTTAACTCCATCCCCGAACACGGCGATTTGCCCGGCACTGTTGTAAATCGTCAACTCTCCCGCGAACGCGTTAAAGGGCGAGCGCACCAGAGCGGCCACCGTGCCGCCCCCACCCGATCGGCAGACGATGCCGCGTGACACCAACGCCGTTTGCGAATCCCCCGGCTTGACGATGTTCAGTGCGATGGAACCGTACGCGTTGTCGAACACGGACGGCCCTGTTTGAATGTAGCTGCCGTCAAACGCCGTGATCGTAATCGACGCCTGGCGTAAAAACAGATTGCCGCTCAGATCGGTGTACATGGGCGCATCGTTGTACCCATGGCCGCCGAACGCGCACAGTTGCCCCCACACGCCGTAATACGTGCCCCCTGGCAGTCCCGCCCCGCCTAGGTCGCCAAACAGCGCGACAACCGACAGGTTCGTGCTGTAGACCGCCACGCGACCCGGCTTATTGCCGCCATAGCCTACGCTCAGCTCGATCACGTTGAACTTGTCGCTGGTGATCGTGCCTGTCTGAATCGACTGTGCAGTGACCGAGCCCACGGCGAGCGACTCTGCAGTAACCGCGCCGGCCGCAAGGTTACCCACCCGCACGGCGCCGGCCGCGATCGTGCCGGCTACAACAGCATCGGCAGCGATGTTGCCCGCGACCACAGCAAGCGCCGCGATCTTGCCCGCAACCACGGAATTCGCCGCAAGGTGGATCGCCTGCACCGCGTTCGCCTGAATGGCTTGCGCGAAGATCGCGTTCGCCGCAACCGCGTTAGCCGTCACGCTGCCCGCCGCTAGTGCCGTGGCCGTGATCGCGCCGGCGGAAACCGCGTTGGCGGTTACCGAGTTGGCCTGCAGCGCAGACGCGGATACCGAATTGGCGGCGATTGCGTTCGCCGTCACGCTGCCGGCTTGCAGATTCGAGGCTGCAATGGCGTTCGCTGCGACCGCGTTCGCGGTCACGCTAGAGGCGGCGAGCTGCGGCGCCTGGATCGCCCCCGCGGGGATCTTCGCCGTGACCACAGCACCATCGGCGATCGCACTCGGAGTCACGGCGCCCACGGCAATGGTAGGCGCCGTGATCGCGCCTGCGGGAATCTTGGCCGTGACTACCGACCCATCGGCGAGCACGGTCGTAGTCACCGAGCCCGGTGCGAGCTGGTGTGTCTGCAATTGCCCGATGATGTCGTCGGTGTTAACTACCGCGGTCCAATCGTTGCCGATGCGGCGGTACAGCTTGCGGTCGGTAGTGAGGAGAAAAACCGCATCCTGCGGATATTGCGCCCACTCCGCGCCCTGCGGCTTGTGGTCCACGATGTAGACCGGCGAGATACTGCTGGCGAAATCCCCGCCCGTGATCGACCCAGGCGGGATCGTGGTAGGAGGCGCGATCGTCGTCTGCACCGGACGCCGCTGCATGCGCCGCAGTGCGTACACCATGTCCGGAGGCCTGGCCCCGAGCACTGCGGTGAACTTGAGCATATGGCCCGCGACCGGCACGCGCGTGCGGTCGGGCGCCATGATGACGATGCGCAGCGTGCGTAAGATGAAGTTTTGGAAAACGCCGTACTTGCCGGCCTCCACGTAGATCGTCATGCCGCGCGTCAATCCCGGCGTGAAGTAATCGAGCGTCGCGGTCGGTTGCGGCCACGCACGTATGGCAAGCTGCGTTTGCGCCAACAGATCGAGCGTGGCCTGGTCGGTGATGCTGCGATCGACTATGGTCACGCTCAGGATGCCGTACTGGCGCTGGCTTGCAATGTCATCAACCGTCGTGGTCAGCTCCGTGCCACCGCCAGTGATCGCGCCGAGCACCGTAATGCGGTTGGCGGCTTCGGCGAAATCAGCCCCGAGCGATTCCGGCTGGAACGGCTGTGTCGTGGTTCCGTTCGGCACGTCGCTGAACGCGAAGGGCGCGAGAATTGAGCCCTGCGCGTAGTAGTTCAGTTTCGCGTCATACCCGACGTTCCACTCCCCGCCAGTAAGCTGGCAGAGATCGTCGAGCACATCGCGGATGCGCTGATCTTTGGCTTCGATCGTGCCCAGATTGGCGACCAGGGTAACGATCGTGCCCATTGATAGCTCCGGGACCTGGCGCACCAGATCCTCGACGATCGTCGAATCTGGCGTGCCATCCGGCCACGTCGCCGTAATCAGCCGGCGATCGAGCAGAATGCCCCAATCGGCCGCATGGATGCGCCGGCGAATGTGCGGACCTTCGAGTTCGTTGGTGATGGTCAGAACGAAGCCAGCGAACTGGATGGCATTGGTGTCCGCGTCCCACAGAACAATTTCGTTCCACTCCTGAACGTCCCACTGGTATTCGTAGTCGGCCTGATCGTATCTGGCGTGGTCGTAGCGCGATTCGCCGAAGAGCTCGAACAGGGTAACGTCGGCCGTGGAGATGGCTTGAGTGGAATCCTGCGTGATCGTCGCGCCGTCGATCAGGGTGACGACGCTAACGTCGAAACCCCCGATCGCACACCGCAACTTCACGCACGCCCCCCCTGCAAGCGGAGCTGGGTAGCGATCTGTGTCGCCACCACGGTGGGATCAGTGCCGTACAGGTTCATATTCACGCTGCGCTCGCTGCTCAGCGCGATGCGATCGAGCGCCGTGCTCATCCGGTCAAAGAACGCCAGCTCCTGAGAGGTCGCAGTCTCGGCCTGGTCTACCAACTGGAACAAGGCGTCTTTCGCGTACCACATGGCGTCGGAGAGGCCGGGCAGCGTCCACAGCTTCGCTTTCATGTCGTCCAAATCGACGAGCGCATCGCGAGCGAAACCGATGAAGGCGTCCTTAATCGCTTCGGTAGCTTTGGTGAGATTGCCCCAGGCGAGTTCCTCGTCGATTTTGAAGAGAATCCCGAGGATTCCGCCGTCCGAGCGCTCGCCCAGGTACATCATTCCGTACCGCGTGTTGTGCTCGATCGCGTTGAGAGTACCTTCCTGCCGGATGCTGTAGATGGCGCTAATGACATCTGAAACGGCAGACACCGCGCCGGTAATCGCGTTCACGATGCCGAGAGCACCTCCAGCAGCGGCGCCAACGCCGCCGCCTGGAGTCGAAGATGTGCCCCCCCCCCCGCCCGGACTCGGCGAACGCCCGCCCCCCCCGC